CGACGATTCGACAAGCTAACTGATTGATTAAGACCAGTTTACACTATACAACGGTGCAACAATTAAACGTTTCTGTACTTACGTAGATATTTCGGGGCTGCGAGGCATACCATAAACGTAAATTACAAAACGTTAAACAAAATTTTATGTTAAATAAACACCCTTGTAATTAACTGATTATTAAATACTTACTGCTTAACATAAAATTGATATGTTTTGCAACATGTTTTTTAAAATATTATGTTAAAAACTAAGTTATTGATTATGAGTTAATTAAAAATGTTATACCTTTTGTACCGTTAGGAACTGGTTTGTTGCCTTAAACAAAGTTTATAGCAACAGGGTTAAACCACTGTAAACCAGTAAATTACAGAGGTTGCACGCTTATAATTTTTTTTCATAGCAACAGAAAAAAGGTTGCTATGATTTTCAAGCCTAAAAGATTGGGAATCAGAGTTTTACCATGCCTTAAAACGTTCTTGTTGCCTTGTTTTTGCAATATTTCAGACCGTAAAAAATTTTTGACTTCCCTTTTTTTCTAAAAAGTGTTTATGCAATTCATAGCAACATAGCAACAAAACAGGTTAAAATACTGTGAATCAGTGAGTTTTATAGCAACATCATAGCAACAAAACCCGATTCATAGCAACAGGCAAAACCCGCAAACCCTTGCCCCGCCTACATTATGGGGTTTAAAATCATGGCAACACACGAACCGTTGTATCGTGTTAAGCCTCAACAAGTTACAAATATAACCTTTATAGCATAGAACAAAATCTATTTAACATTTTTTGTTTTTTGCTTTTATCCTGCCTCAAAGTAGATTGAAAAAACGTTGTGATTCTATTTGGAATGTTGAAAATCTTTTTTATCTTTGTAGAGCAATGAGGGAATGAAAAAACCCTCTCATATTTATAAACATTCTAAATAGTACAAAAATGTCAAAAAAGAATTTCAACATGGAAGCTGAAAACATGGCAGTATCAAACGCTAATGAAAGCGAAGTATCAAACGCTAATGAAAGCGAAGTATCAAACGCTAATGAAAGCGAAGTATCAAACGCTAATGAAAGCGAAGTATTAGACGGTGGTGAACTGGATGCACCAGAAGCGGATGAAACGCCAATCCAAAAAAAGGCAAGGCGAATATTGGCAGCCCGTTTACCGTTGTTATCTGAAAAGGGGTTATCTTTTGAAAAAAGGACTGGCAGCTTTTTTAAACAGGTTGCTGTTATTGAAAAAGACGAAAAGGGCAACGTGATACTTGAAATGGGAGAGCCTAAAAAGAAACTATCACGTTTGGTTCAAACCATTGAAGAGGAAACAACGGGCAAACTTTTACCCGAGTTTGAACCGTTGCACCGTGAAATCGAAATTAAAAGGTTTGCCGCTTTGGTACTTGACTTTGAACGTCAACAGGAACGTATAAAAGCTGCTGCAAAGGAACTGCAAAAAAAATTGGGTGCTTTGCTTAATCAATTGCAAGATAACGAAGCAAATTTTGAAACCGCTTGCCAATTGGTTGAAAACTTTGAACTACCTGAAAAAGAAGCACGTGAAACATTAACAGTTAAGGTAACTGTATTAAACGAAAAGGTTGAAAAAATGCGGGCAATGTTATTGGCCGCTGGTTTCAGCGAAGAAGAAATTGCCGCACAATTAGGCTAAAAAATGGAGGGTTTGAAACGTTAAGCGTTTAGGGGGTTCGTTGCCCCCAAACCCACAAAACCACAAAAAAGTGGCTTTATTAAATCAATTTTTATGGAATATGTACTTTATTTTGAAATGGTTGTATTGGTTGGGTTATCAGTAACCCTTTTCATCCAAACAAAAAGATTCGCACGGGAATTAAACAACAAAGTAGCCAACCTCAAAAAATCTGCATGGGTATGAATAGCGTAACAATTCAGGCGGTTAATGCCTTAAACACAGGGGTTAACTTCAAACGTGATGAACTAACTGTTTTAAATGGTGTTTTGTCGGTTCGCAATTGTGAACTTTTCAAACGTGAAAACAACAAACTTTTTTTGAACCGTCTTTACATGCACAACATAGCATTTAAACCCTATGTAAAGGCTTTTTTTGATTTGCAAGGGATAAAACGAAACGTTTACGACCTTGCAAAGTATGCAGGTCGGAATGAATGGCTACAATGTTAAAAACAGGCTCTATGCTTTACTTGTGGATCTATAAAGCAACTAAAAAAGGTTTGAAGCTGGTAAGCATCACACCTATACCTCGGGCACAATTAGCCCAATTTGAGGTCGAAACCGGGGCAATCCCTGAAATATCAAACCCAATAAACGGGTGTTATTATTACAGATTGAAATTTTAACCAAATCACACTAAAAAATGTAACCGCTTGATAATCAAGCGGTTTTTTTTGTTTTTACCCCCTTTGTGGACCTGGTCAACCCTTTGTAAGTATCTGATTTACAAGGGGTTTTCTCATTTAACAATAACAGACTTAACGACAATCAAATAAAAATAGATAGCTTATGATTACATTACAATTATCAAATTTTGGAGGGTTTCAAGGTGATGCCGTCCATGAGTTAAAAACGGTCGGACTCCCAAATGGTTGGGGTAAAACGTCTTTGATTAACGCTTACAACTTCGCTATAACGGGTAAAACGTTAAACGGGTTCAACCCTAAAAACTTGTTTAGCGATGACAAAACAAGTGTAACGCTATACGGTTTGGCGGGGTTGCCATCAATAAGGCGTGATTTGAACGCAAGCGGAACCACGTTGTATATAGGTGGTACTGTTATGACACAAACAGAGTTTGAAATTTTCCTACATGGTTACGGAGTTAATTATAACGTATTACGTGCGTGCGGTAATGCAAATTTTCTAACATCCGATTCATTGGACGCTGAAACGTTAAGGAAGTTATTAACAAACCTTGAGTACATCGAGTCCGATGAATACGTTAAGTTGAAAAAAGAGTTAACTACACTACGTGCGTCTTTACGTGAAGCCGAAACCTTAATAGGTATGCACATAGTCATTCCACAACGTACCGTTGCACCGTTAACTCAGTTGGAGAAAACAGCGATGATAACGTACGAACACAGTATGCAGGTTATTAACACCGGTGTACAAGAGGTCTGCCCAACGTGCGGGCGTAAACACTCAGACACTAAGCTACTGGAGAAGAGGCAAGCGTACAATTCAGCGTTGAAAGTTAAAGAGGATTACGACGAGTTGTACGGTGAACTGGTACGTAGGAAAAAAGCGTTTGATGATGAAACGTTTAGTATTGACGTTGCAGAACGCAATTTGGCAAACGCTCAGGCGGCCCGGCAACGTGTTATTGACGTGACAAAGCGTATCAATGAGATTAACGCAATTTTATCCGGTGCGGACGCGTTACAAGTTTCGATGGCTTTACCGCTTGATATGGAGCTGGTAACAGAGGAGCGACTTAAAAACGGTACGGTTAAACCAACGTGCGTTTTGTATCACAAAGGTGTACCGTTGCGCAACGTGAATTACTCCGAGCGTATTAAAATGTGTGTTAAGTTGTTGCACTTTGCACGTGCGATAAACAACATGGAGAGCTGCCCGATAATCGTTGACAACGCTGAGTCAGTCGTTAACCACGACATCGGAATCGACAACGTTATTTGGCTGTCCGCCGAGTAAAGCAAGGTTAAGGTTTGAAACGTTAAGCGTTTACGGGGTTCGTTGCCCCCAAACCTACTAAACAACAGTTTAATTAAATATTTAAATTATGAGAACAGATGACTTTCAAGCGTTAATTAACGCAATTACTAAACGTGACTTTGTTATTAAAACGTTGGACGAAGAGCTTCAACCGGGTGCAGAGTATTGGGTTAGACGTACGTTGCCTTTAACGGAGTACACGGTTGATTTTAAGTTTAAAGTTCCTCAGAACGAGGAGAAGCTTTTACGTGCGTTCGTTACTGCGTTTACAACTAAATACCGTGAGCCAAACCCTAAAAGGTACGACGGTTCGTATTTTGGCTCAACGTCGTGGGATGACATGACACCAAAGCAACGTGAATACTGTTACCATAATCACGCTTCAAATATGTACACACGTGAGGAACTTATGCTCATACTTGTAAACAACATGCAGGGCGAAGAGATAACGGAAGCGTTTTGCAAGTATGGGTTCTATCCAACGCTTTACGGTATAGGGCTATTTGTTCTGTTTGCCGGGGTTCGTGAGATGGACGCAATAAATAAGATGCACACGTTTTTAACAAACGCTCATATATCATACTCAAACGAGTTTTCTGATGCACGTTGGGTTTATCGTTTTAAAATAAACTCAAGTAAACCGATACATAAAGCACTAATTAAAAAATTTACATCATGCGAATAAGTGAATTAACAAACGCTCCCGTTTGGTTGAAAAACGCGAACGTAAAGGATGAAAACGTGTCTATTATTGAGGGTGAAGTTATTTGGCACAGTGGAACGTGGGAACGTGGAACGTGGGAACGTGGAACGTGGAAAGATGGAACGTGGAAAGACGGAACGTGGAAAGACGGAACGTGGAAAGATGGAACGTGGAAAGATGGAACGTGGAAAGACGGAACGTGGAAATATGGAACGTGGGAAGGCGGAACGTGGGAAGGCGGAACGTGGGAAAATGGTTTTTTTGTAACGGGGTTCTGTAAGTGGGTAGTAAAATATAACAAATACTATTGCAAAATAGGCTGCAAAATAAAAACGTTTAAAGAATGGGATGAATGGTTTGCAGACGAGGATAACACGTATGATACAAAACGTGGAACAGAAGCCTTTGATAACATTTTAAAAAGTTACAAAATGGCCAAAGCGTTAAGGGAGTTCACACCTTAATAAAAAATCGGTTGAAACGTTAAGCGTTTATTTGGTTCGCTGCCAACAACCGAACAAAAATTTAAAACATATGATTAAGCCGGAAATACGTGTAACAGTTCACGAGGACTATACACAAACAACGTTAAGAGTTTACCGTGGAAGCGCGATGGACTATACAGAATATTCTGTATTTGGTAGAACGTTCCTTGAAAATATAATGAACCCTAACTGTGTGGACGACGTCGTACGTGCCGTTGGAACGTACGAAAACGTGGATTACAAAACACGCTATAACGAAGGGTTCAAAAGGTATGTAACGTTATGTTACAAAGTGGAGCCGGAAAACGTTTTGGATTTTACGATTAAAGAAGCACGTTCTATATCCATGCCGCACGGTGGGCGTGATATAAAGGGAGCGTTCACAAGCCAAACCTTAGGTTTGCGTATTTTAACGAATATATTAACGTACGTTCATGAGTGCAACTTTTCTAAGTTATCAGAAACGTTGGATTTATTGGAGAAAGTAGGAGGGCAAATTTAATTATAGAAACGTATGAAAACAGAATGGCAAGAATACCAAGACGCTTTACAAGTGTTAGGAAGCGTAGAAGTACAAAACGCTAAACGTGCGGTTTGTGAGTTTGAATCTAAATGTGATTCAAAAAGAGCAGAACGTTCTAACAGACGACAACCTACTGACCAGTATGCCTTTATATGGATGCTACGGTACGAATTAGCAGAGCATCAACGTAACGTTGAAATAGTATCGTTGGCAAAAAACTCACAGGCTTTTATAAAAAAAAAACGTAAAATAAGAAACTTAATAAAAATCTACTATGCAAGTAAAAATAATCGGGACAGGTAGCACCGGGAATACTGCTGTAATTGATGACACGTTAATTATAGATGCGGGGTGTAAAGAAGTTGTACGTGGCAAGTATCTGTTTTTATCGCACAGCCACACTGACCACACAAAGTACCTGAGCAGTCACTTTAACGGGTTGGCGGTGTTCGCAACGGAGAAAACGCAAAAAGCGTTACTGGAGAAACATCCATATGTAACGTTTAACACTATTGAACCGAATGAGGTCTTACGTTTTGATGGCTACGTTATAAGAGTTGTGCCGTTAAAACATGACGTTGAGTGCATGGGGTTTGAAATTTACAGTTTAGAAACGCAAGAGAAAATTTTCTTTGCAACCGATTTCAACGAGATAGTGGACGAAACAACGTTCATTAATAGTTTAAAATGGAAAAATTATAATGCGTTATACATAGAGTGTAATAACACGTTGTCAGCCGTGGACTTTGTTGACGAGCTATTTACGGAAGCGTTCGGAACATCGGTTCCAAAAGATTCGTTTCATAAAAATCGTTCGTTCAGGAATCACTCAAACGCTGATTACATTACATCTTTGTTTGAACGTGCGGGCTATTCGGAAAACAACCGATTCACCGAGCCAGTACACCTATTGCATAAAAGTAAAACGTATTACCCACATGCACCGGAGAAAATTGTAAAGTTGTGTAAAATAGCAAATATTATTAATCCAATTTATTAAAAAGTATGAAAATTTTTACAGTTGAAAACGTTGCAGAGTTAAATATTCTGTGCGTTGTAGTAGCGGAAAATGAAAGTAACGCTTTGAATCTGGTAGATTTAGCGTTGCATGAACTTCCTTTGGAAGCGGAAGAAATTGGTGACACGTACCACGTTGAGGATATTGGGATTGCTCACGACACCCAATGCGAACGTATTGTTTCATTTTCAATCGAACCTAATGAATAAGGATACGTTAATAGTGCGCTCAACTACAAACCGTGGTGAACGTGCGAAGCAGATTTTTAAAGTTGTGCATATTAAAGGCGGAGAGCCAACGCTTTTGATTCGTAAACTTGTTTTATCAAAAGATACAAACTTTTGGGGCGAGGGAGTAAAAACGTTCAAAGGTTACACGCTTTTCGAAGCCTGGTTCTCACTTAAACTCGACACGTTTTTGAAGGTAACAGATTTTGTTAACAGTTTTGCCACGTTTTTGAAAGCGTCAGATTTTGTTAACAACCTTGATAAACAAGAGCCTACTTTTTGTAAAAAAGGTCTTGATAGAGTATGCTTTAGATGTCAAAACGTAGAACATAAAGTAGGACGAAAAAGGGAGGACGAAGTTGACGTTTATTGGTGCAAGTTTAATCATTTTACTAAAACATTTATACGTAAAACAATATAGGCCATGTTCAAAATTATATTCAAAGGTCAGGAGCTAAACGTTTACGGCACTATCGAGGATAACGCCGTAGAGGTGGACAAAATTACGTGGAACCAAAAGGACGTGACAGATTTAATCTATGCGTTGGTTGACCCGGTAGAGATAGAACGTGAAGTATTAAGCACGTATGCGTTGCTTGAAGCGGTTCAAGTATTTTCACATTATGATGACTAAAATTAAAACGTATGAGTACAACAGACAACATTGAACACAAACACGCTGTTTTAGAGAAGCATATAAAAGCGTGTAACGGTGACGGTGTAGTTAAAATACACTTCGTTAGTCAAAGTCAAGCGGGTGTAGAGGTATTTTTCAAGTTTGACGGTGAAGCGAAGAGTTTATTTATTGACTGGTGGACATTAATATTCAATTCAAAATGAAAAAGACAGCTAAAAATGTTAGTCAGGCTTTTAAAGATGTAGCATCTTTTGACCAATACCTCAAGGGAAAAGAAAACAAAAACACTAAAACGATTAATAAAACGTTTAAAGAAGCCTTTGGGTATGATATAATATTATTTGAAGAAGGCGGATTTGAATTGCGTGGTGAACGTTTTTCTCACATGCCTTTGTAACGTTAATATTTAACTCAAAATAAGTATGTGGAGCACGTTAAACACGAAGCAAAAAATAAAGTACGTTGAGTACATGAACAGCGTTTATGGAAAAACAGCCGTTAGATCGGAAAGCGGGGAACCGCTTTATTTCAGTGATGGATGCTTAATTAATTCAAGCGTTATAATACAAATGTTATTTTCAGTTTCTAACAATTAAATTTTTTAAAAATGGAAAAATTTCAATTAAAAGGTGCACCAACGTGCAGAGTAGCGTATGTTCAAGGTTTATTTGAAAAACGCAAAGTAAAGGGTATGGAAGATGGTAAAGAAAAGTACAACGCTTTCGTTTTAGTACCAAAAGATGACAAAGAAAAGGTTGAACAGCTGCTAACTGAGTTTAACGCTGCGTTTGCAGAGTTACAGAAAAAAGGGTTCCGTGGTAAAACCGTTAAAGCAATTAACCCAAAAAATAATTGTTTGGTTGACGGTGATGAATACGCTGATGAAAAAGATGGACGTGAAGCGTTCCGTGGTTACTACATCATTAAAGTTTCATCCCCGCAATTCAGGCCGTTGGTTGTTGACATGCAGAAACGCGTTATAACTAACGGAATTCACATGCCGGGTTTGAGCGTTGATAACATGTCGGACCAAGAACTGCACAGCGGTGATTACGTTTTAGCAAACCTTTCCTTTTGGGTGTACAACCAAGCAACGTTTCAGGGTATCGGTTGCAATCCGAACGCTATTGTAAAGGTGAAAGATGGTGAAACTATCGGTGGTGTATCAACAAACGTTGATGATTACATCGACTTGTCGTCTTATGATTCTGAGGAGCAAACAGAAGAGTAGTAGTTTTTAATTTAACGTAGTACGTGCGCAAGCACGTACTTTTTTTAACTATAATAAAGGAAGTTTCACACGTTCGAATCGTGTATAGTTATCTAACTAAAAGTTAAAATCATGAGTGAAAACACATCAACAGAAAGGGATAAGATTATTTTAGCTATGAAATTAGACGTAGATGAAACGTTAAAAATGTTGAAGCCTTTGCTTGAGTATAGAAAGGAAGTATGTAAAACGTTAATTAACATTAGTGGTGAGAGGGATAAAGACGATTTATTGCAAGTAAAAGTTTATACAGAACGTAATATTGAAAAATTATTAGGGTTATGAGAAAATTATATATTGACTTTGAAACACGTTCCAAGGCAGATTTGCCGAACGTAGGAGCGCACAAGTATGCGATGGATGCGTCAACGCAAGTGCTTTTAACAGCGTATGCCTTTGATGATGATGAGGTAAACGTTTGTGAGTTTGATAACATACCGGACGAAATTATAAAAGCCTTAACAGATAACGAGGTTTTAAAGATAGCTCATAATGCAGAGTTTGATATGAGTATCTTTAAATATACGCTACTTTTGCCTGTTATCTATACCCAATGGCATGACACAGCCTACCAGTCATCATATTTTGGATTACCACGAAAACTATCCGATTTAGCTAAAAGGCTAAATTTGCCCGATAAAATGGAACAGGAGGGGGTAAAATTGTTTTCTTTCCCTCTCAAGAAAAAAGATACTTTTAACGAACCAAAAGACTACCCAGAAGAGTGGGAAACGTTTAAAGAGTACGCTAAACACGACGTCGAAACTATGAGAAGAGCGCACAAAATTATGAGTGTATTACCACCGTTGGAAACGTACACGATGCAGCTTACCTTTAAAATGAACTTTGCAGGTGTTCCGTTCGATTTGCGTTTAGCGATGCAGATTTACATGAAAGCTAAGGCGTACGAAAACAACGCTTCTATCGTAGCGATGAATAAATACGGTATTAACAATTTAAAATCACCTGCACAAGTGCAAGCGGCTTTGAAGCGTGAAGGCATACAGTTAACAACGTTAAACAAGAAATTGCGTTTAGGCGTTACCCACGAAATTTTAACGTTGAGAGATACAGCAGCCGGTAGCTCTTTCTCTAAGCTGCCAAAAGGCTACGAACGTGTTTGTAGTGATGGACGTTTGCATGGTGAGTTTGTAGGTCACGGGGCGCACACCGGGCGTTGGTCATCAAAAGGTGTGCAGCTTCATAACTGGACGCGTATTTTGGAGCCTGTGTCAGAGGATTTGACAAACGTTAAAGGATATGAACATTTAAAACAACATATGCGACTTTGTTTAGGCAAAACGTCTGACCATTTATTTATGTACGCTGACTTATCACAAATAGAAGCACGTGTAGTTGCGTGGATTGCTGAAAGTCGTTGGAGAATGGAAGCGTTTGAACGTAACGTTGACATATACGCAAGGTCAGCCGAAAAAATGTTTAACATTGAGAAAGTAAACAAAGATGATAAAGAACGTTATTATGGGAAGTGTGCAGAATTAGGTTTTGGTTACGGTGGTGGTCACGCTGCTTTGCGTAACATCGTACCCGACTTTTACGAATCAGCTGGTGAAGAGTTTGTACGTAACTTAGTAGCCTTATGGAGAAACGCGAATCCTGAAATCGTGCGCTTGTGGTCAGCGTTAGAGCAAACGTTTAGACGTGCAATGCAGTCCGGTATGAGCGTTTTTGCGTTTGGTAATGTACGTATAACTTTCTTTTATGATGGTAAAACGGGCAAAATACAGTTACCATCAGGACGGGCGTTATATTACCCCGGCTTCCACGTTGAGCAGTCACAGTACGGTTCGAGCCTTGCGTATTGGGATTATACAAGAGGTTCGACCGCTGTTCACGTACCTATTTGGGGAGGCGTTTTGCTTGAAAATATTGTGCAAGCTATTTCACGTGATATACTGGTTGACATTATTTCACGTTTCGAGAAAGCCCAACCAACAGTTACGTGCGTTGGCACCGTGCATGACGAGATTTGGTACTTGACAAAAGAGAACGTGCTTGACGACTTACTTTCAGAAGCACGTAAACCAATACCCTGGGCAGAAGGATTAGTATTAAACGCTGACGGAAACGTTTCAGACAGATACAGGAAATAATATGTATGATATAGCGATTGGAACCGATAGAAAGGCCACAAACACACGCCAAGAAGCGTGGGAATGGAAAACGTTGGTTCAAAGGTTGAAAAAAGTAGAAGTATGCGAACACACGTTGAGCCAGTACAAGGCAATGTCAAAGGCTCAACGTGTAGAGGCAAAAGATGTTGGTTTTTTTATAGGCGGTTCTGCAAAGAAACGTAAAGTTTCGTATAGGCAGTTAATCGCCTTAGATATTGACCACGTTGAGCCGGATTCATACAAACTACTTCGTGAATGGATTTCTGAGTACACGTATATTTTTCACTCAACTCATTCATCCACACCGGAGGAGCCACGTTACAGAGTAGTAGTGCCTCTTGATAGGATTGTGAACGCGGATGAATACAGCGGTATGCTTCGTATTCTAAGCAAACGTTTCGGTATCCCGATAGACGTTTCTACGCTTGACTTTAACCGTATAATGTTTTTTCCAAGCATCCCAAAAGATGCAACGTATCACTTTGAAACGCAAGAAAAACGCGAATTAGAAGTTGACGTTTTTCTACGTGAAAACAAAGATTGGAAAGACCTGGACAAAGTTGATATTAAAGTAAGCGTTCAAGACCCAACCAAAAAAGGTGGAATGATTGGAGCGTTTTGTAAAAAATACTCAATAATAGAAACTCTTGATACGTTCTTACCTGATATTTGGAAAAAGGAAAACGATGGAACGTATACGTTCATAGGTGCGTCAACCGTAAAAGGTGGAAAGATATACGAAAATATGTTTTTAGTATCTTTCCACAGTACAGACCCGTTTATGGGTCGGAGCCACAACGCTTATGATGCAGTACGTTTGTACAAGTTTGGCGAAGGCAAAGCTGGCGATGCAGCGATGACACGTTTCTGCGAAGCGTTGGGCTTGCAACCGGAAGCAAATAAGTCGTTTACCGATACGTTGGACAGCCTTGACGACGACTCAAAAACGTTGTTAAAAGAGCATTTAGAGCTTGATAAAAACGGAGCACTTGTTAAGTCATTAAAAAACGCTGAATATATTTTAAGATACGACCCTGAATTGCAAGGCGTTTTTGGTTATGACTTGTTTTCAGAAATGCCGGTTCTTAAACGTATGCCTTATTGGAGAGCAAACGTTGACGTACGTACAGGAAGCGAGGACTGCATAAACGTGCAAGCCTATGAGGGGATGGAGGATGTGGACGAAAGTTATTTACGTTTACATTTTGAAAAAGCCTACGGATATGACGCACGTGCGAACCTTACAGATGCGCTAAACATAACGGCTCATAAAAACTCGTTTCACCCGGTACGTGAATATTTAGAGAGTTTAGAGTGGGATGGTGTACCAAGGCTTGAACGTATATTCATAGACTGTTTTGGAGTTCCCGAGTCACAATATTCACGTGAAGTTGGATTGAAGTTTTTTGTTGGGGCTGTACGTAGAGTTTTCATACCTGCATCCAAAATGGACTATATACCGGTTTTAGTTTCAGAAGAAGGTTTGGGAAAATCTAAATTTATTCGACGTATGGCTAAAATGTGGGGTAGTGATACGTTTTACACGTTTAACGGTAGTAAAGAGGCGTACGAGCAGTTACGTGGGGTATGGCTTATGGAGATACCGGAGCTAAACGGGATTCAAAACCGTAGCACAAATAGTCGTAAAGCGTTTGTTACAAAGGGAGAGGACAGATACCGTTCAGCGTATTTGAAATACACCAAAACGTATAAACGCCAATGTGTTTTCATCGCTTCATCGAATGACGTTATATTTCTTGATGACCCATCTGAGGATGGCAGACGTTGGTGGGGTTTGATGTGCAACGCTACACAAGTTAAGATAAACGTTCACGATGAATCGTTTTTAACGTTGGTTGACCATTATTGGGCAGAAGCGGTGCACCATTATAAGATGGGCGTTTTGCCTGTTCTGACTTTAGGTGCAGAGGTAGAGGCAAAAATGTTACGTCAAGTCCATAAAGCAGAAAACATAGAAGAGGGAGCGTTGATTGATTATTTGAACATGCCAGTGCCTCACGATTGGTATGAAATGAGCGTCTTTGAACGTAAACATTATTGGGAAAACAGCAGACCTTTGTGGCGTGGTGAGCAACGTGATGCAGTTTGTACAACTGAGGTAGCACGTGAGTTCTTTGGACTATCACGTATGGAGTGCACACCGCAACAAGGTCGTAAAATAGGCGACGCTTTACGTGCAACTGGACTGTTTATTCAGGACGGGCGTAAACAACGTTTCGGTGAGTATGGTACTGCGTTAGCGTGGGTAAGAAAATCATCATTAGTATCATTGTTAAAAAAATCGAGAAATGATAAAGGACTTAATACGGATGGCTATTGAACGTTCCGGCGGGCCGAGTGACCTGAGCGAACGTCTTGCGTTATTCGGGGAAAGGAAATATTTAACGTGGGTTACTCATATCTACGTTTACAGAGGAAACACATACGCTGGGTTACACGAAATAGCTGAAATGACAGGGTTAAAGTTCTACGCTGTTAAATACGCTTATTTTGAGAAAATACACCATACAGAGGGCCACATACGTAGGTTAGGCGAATTTAGGTATATGATGGATATACTGACTAACGTTTGGGACAACGAGCCATTTTGGATAAGGCTTGCGTGTTATAACCTTCATCAGGTTAAACAGCTTTGCATACACGAGATGTTAAAACGTAATGAGTCTAAAAACGATATAGAGCTTTATTTGAACGTATCTATGAGGTCTATATACAGAACAAGAAACGTAATAACTAAACATTTATTAGATGAGCAGAGTTTACAGAGAATCAGCGGTTGATGCTGCGTTAATGGCAGCAGTGAAAAGAGCGGGTGCAAAAGCGTTTAAAATGCACCCTATTACAAATGCCGGAATACCTGACAGAATTGTTCACTGGAACGGTGAAACGTTTTACGTGGAAACAAAAGAAACGGGTAAAAAATGCACACCTTTACAGGCGCACTTCCACACGATGTTAAAAGCAGTAGGTATTGAAACGTACGTGCTTGACGTGACTATTCAACATTTAGAAGAGTTAAAAAAAGTAGCTTACAAAACGTATGAGAACCGTACTGTTTAAAAAATGGATTCCTTCCGTTTACGAAAACGGAGCAGTAGTTAAAGGCACAGGATGCCTTAGTGACTTTGTTAACGTTGGTTTGTTCCATCAATGGATTACGGAAAATGGTTCATCAGGAGAAAGTTTCATCTACGCAATAATAGAGATAGCTGACGGAACCATAGACAAAATTTCAGCTTATGACATTAAATTTATTGACACGCTTAACCATATTAAAACGTAGTAACTATGAGAAAAGTATTTTTTAAAAAATGGATTCCTACCGTTTATGAAAACGGAAGGCAAGTTGAAGGCACAGGACGCTTCGAGAGCAAGTTTGAAAACGCTGGGTTTTTTCACCAGTGGGGCAACGCTTATGAAGAGTTTGAAACTGGTGCAGGTAACTACACGTTCGCCATTGTTGAGTTACCGGATGGAACGATTGAAAGCGTTTTACCGCAAAACATACAGTTTATTGATACTATGAAGCAAATTCAGAAGTTATGATAAAAAAGTTAATAGAACGTTTCAAAAGTAAACGTAGTTTTATCGAAATTGAACTGCCTCATGGCAAAGACGTGACAAACGTAATTTATTACAGTTCGGATATTATAATCATTCAAATTCAAAACGTATGAGCTTAAAAAATTTAACCGTTTTCCCATCAACGGAAGGAAGCGGCATCCAGCTACGTGACTACGTAGCAATAGAAGTTTTAAAGGGGTTAGTAAATAATCCCAACCTTGTTTCCTACTCAAACAAGTTTGACCCAAAGGAAAGAGAAAAACTTGTTTACGCTGCAATTTTATACGCTAACGAGTACGTTGAGCAGATAGAACAAACAATAGAGGATGAAATTGAGGCAGAAAAACGTGAGCAAAAAGCACCGAAGCGAAGCGAACTGGAGCAAAAAGAACGTGAGCAAGGCTCTGATAGTATGTCATGGTTAAAATACGACGACGACTTACCTTTTTAGTATGGGAACATATATAGGAAACATAACGTTTGAACAAATGCGAAAATTCACCGGGTTTGAACTGGATGAAGAGGATAAACGTTTATGGGATTTGTACCATAATGACCGTGCAGACCTGTCAGGGATGAAATCGTCGTTTCACGTTTTCGCAATGCCACGTGCGGTTCACTTTAAAGGTGATGAAGCGAAGCACGTTGTCAGGAGAATGTTTGCGCCAGAAAAGCGTAAAGAGAAAATTGGACTTTTAATAATCGGAGAAGTTTTACCAAAATGATTAAATATGAGTATAATGTTAGGTAATTTAAACGTTCCTCAAATTGAAGAGCGTTTAGGCATTGAGTTTTCAGAGGAAATTAGAACGTTTATGAAGCAAAGTCATCAAGCAGAAGCAAGCGACATCAAAAAAGGTAAGTGGCACTGCTTTGATATGCCGTTCCATATCGTTTGTGGTGATTACGAAACTGCTTTAAAAATTTACAACGACGTTAGCGAACGTTCTTCCGAATGTAAAACATCACTCCAAATTAGCATAACACAGCTACCGTCTATCAAAACGCAAAATGATTAAATTACGTGAGTATCAGAAAGCCATAGTAAATCACGTTATAAAGACTAACAACACAATGATTGTCGCAGGTATGGGAACAGGAAAAACGTTATCTACGTTGGTTGCCGTATCTGCGCTTTTTTATAAGGACTCATTACAGGAAGCACCAAACGACAAAGTTCGTAACGTTTTGGTCGTTGCACCAAAAAGAGTAGCATCAAGCGTCTGGGTGCAAGAATCGACAAACTACGGTATAGGTATTAACATAAAATACTGTAAAAGAGCGTTGGATATTAAGATGCACCTGTTATCATCCAAGTATAAGGTTTGTGTGTGTAGTGCAACGTTGATGAACGAAATTCCGCACGGTTGTTGGGATATGGTTATAGTGGACGAATCTACGCTTTTTAAAAATGCTTCGTCGTTACGTAGTAAAGAAGCACGTAGAATAATGAGTAAAGTTAAAAGACGTGTTTTATTAACGGGCACACCTATTCATGGTGGGTACGAAAAACTTTGGCATCAAATATTTTTACTTGATGCTGGGCAAGCGTTGGGTAAAAATATAACACGTTTCCGTGAATCTTTTATGTACGTTAAGTATAACGTAAAAGGTGTATACTCTGTTTGGGAAGTTAACCCGCATCGTATACCCGCAATACATGATGCAATAAAGCATCTTGTATATGTGGTGAAAGATAACGTTGACTTACCACCGGCTGTTTATAAAGATATTTACGTTGACTTACCACCGGTACGTATGAAAGAGTACGAGCGCTTTGAGTATGAGAGCGTTTTAGCTTTTGAAGCTGAACGTGGTGATAATCCGTTCAAATCAGCAGAGAAACTTATTGCGTTTGCTAAGAGTACAAAAGGAAGTAAGCTGCGTCAATTAGCATCCGGTTACGTTTATACCGATGAAAAACACGTTTCTTATAGCATAACTCATACCGAAAAAATGGACGCTTTACAGGAGCTATTTAACATAATAGACGCGCCAATACTGGTGGCATATAGTTTTAAAAGCGAAGCATCCGAAATATTGAAAGCATTTGAAGGTAGCAAGCTATTAGAAACGGACCAGGAGTTTATAGACTGGAATAACAAACAGATTCCTTTGGCAATTGCACACCCCGCCAGCATTGGCCACGGGTTAAACCTGCAATTTGGAGGTTTTACAGTGGTTTGGTTTAGCCCTACATACGATGCAGAACTTTATAGTCAGTTCAATAAAAGACTTGATAGGCCGGGGCAAATTGAAACAGTTTCTATAATACACTTAATAGCCTCAAATACAATAGAACGTAAAATTTTAAATGTTCTGAATGATAAAATAAGTAAAACTAAAAACTTTAACGATTATGAAAACAGCGACAAAAGTTAAAATCATCGAATTGGTTAAACGTGTTTTAAAATTCGAGGAGCCTGTCGAAATAAACGGGAAAAAACGTGATGTAGTAAACGTTCAATGCTCTATGATGCTAAACAATTGGGATGCAAAATACGATATTCACGACATCGTTCCAAAAGAGCTTGCACGTGAATTAAACCGTGAGGACTTAATAACTTACGGAGTTAAAAAGATGAAAGACAAAAGCTATGTTGTACGTGCATCTGTTAAGGTTGTAAGACCGGATGACGACGATGATACAACGTTCTTTCACAATCCTCCTATGATGAACTTTGGAAGCAACGATTCACGTTAAATAGAAAAAGCCAACGCTCAAATTTGAACGTTGGCTTTTTTTGTTACAGGGCAAAGGCTATTTCAACATGGAACGCAAACATATTAAGCGGAAACTCCGTTGGGCTGTTTTCCCATTTAAAAAGAAAACCAGTCGTTGACTGTGGTAGCATTATAACTTTAGGGTACAGACCAGCGTCAACAAGGAAGTCCATATCCGTTGTTTGAACCGGTGCGATATTAAAACCGGCTTTCATCAAAACGTTTGAACCATCCTTTATTTCAATGAGCGCTGTTTTGGTAGTCGGGTACGATATGCTCTCGATTGCAATATCAGAATCAGCAGAAGAGTCGTAAGGGGTAAACGTACAGTTGTTAGTAAAATCAAACCTCAACACACCTTTTACAATACGCTCTTTTTGCGTGGCTTTTAACCGCCAAAGATTTATATTAGCTAAAGAGAAGTTACCGATAAGCGTTCCGCTTGTATCGGTATTAGCTAACATGTCGTACGCAAAATCGTTCACCGTTGAGTCGCCGAAAACACGTGTATCAACTCCAGAGGTCTGTTTCCCGTACACGTTGGCTCCGATTGCTATCCGTGAACCGGACGTATCGGGATGATAATACAACGTTTTTGCTACCATCACTACCCCTTCCGATAAGTACCCATCCCCTTTATCGTAAAACCCACTTATAATACGTGGAGCCATTGTTAATGACTGAGCATGTATTTTTGCGAAAGCGTCCCAAATATTTTGTAAATCCTGTGCCCGAAGCGGACGCAAAACTCCGGGATTAGCTGCGTTTAATTTTTTCATTCGTACGTTATTTGAATAGATACATAAAAAGGTATTAAAAGCGAAAGATAAGATTCAAACTGCTTCTGACTGTAACCGTTAAGCGTAACGTGCATATTAGAAGCGTTCGGGATTGTAGAGTAAGGCAAAAGAGGCACGTCATAGAACTTACCGCTGTAATGAACGTTGGGAACATCTGACGTGCCATCATACCCGCAGAAGAACGTATCTTCGAAATTTATAAACGATATGTCGGCCCCCGTTATAGCATTAAGCACCTTACCTATTTGGTCTGCGCTTTGCGTACATTCCGAAATCATAAGCGCAATCATACGTGCGCGATTAAACGTTTTCGATATGAACGGTAAGCAAAGACAAAACACAAACTTATAAAGGTTTGAGGGTTGGCTACTGGAATTTACGCTAAACTCTTTTAGATAATACGCAACGAGTTTAGGCATGTTTATATATTTAAACATCACTGCAATATTTCAAAGTTTTCTAACTGTAAATCAGTTCCAAATATAAACGCACCACTTGTAAACTCAAACACGCCAAGCGATGGGTGAACGTTTACAACTGTACCGCTGATTAACGTGTCTTGTGCGTACGGGTCATCCCACCCGATGGCAATTACACTTGAATTCTTACGTATAACGTCTTCTATTTCAGAAAGCGTAACCGCATTGTATTCACGTAAAGTAGCCTCATACTCAATAAGGTTTGCCTTAACGTCGTCCATAACAGCCTGAATATCCGCACCAGCTTTAACGTATATCCTCATATCATCGTCAAAGATAGTAGCAGGGTCTTGCGACAAAACGTTAATATCCAAACCTATCGGTTGGAATGCTTCAAAATACGAAGTAAAAGAGGCAAGCTCTAACGTTGTTAGCTTCCTTAAATGCCCGGTAGCCGAATCAATAGCATTTACTAATATAGTAAACGTTGGAAAGCTACCAGTTATGTACGCTTGCTTTACAAGACGTTTCGATTCGTCAACGTTTTCGTAGAACGCACCGAAGTTTACAGAATCGTACGATACAACATCCCCGTATTGAAATTCCACCGCTTTAGAACGGTAATACGATTTACGTGTTATCTTTTGATTCGCTAATGCAGAAGCAATAACGCTTAACGTGTTCTCACGTTCCAACGCTTCGCTATCAGCGTACGTACCTACAACGTCAATTATTTTGGCTTCAATAGAGCCATCGCTTCTTGCAAACGTTGGAAAGGCTGTTTGCATAGCGTTTAATATTATGCTAACTGCGTTCATTTTTTCTTCTTCATATTAAGTATATGTTGAAAATAGTACCCACCAAAGAAAAACAATAGCACCATTAAAAAACCAGTGGCAAGGTCGCTCTCTTTCCAAAGGTACGTTAAATCTGCATTGTTTATAAAAACATCAACAAAGGCCGCTAACAGCCAACTGGCAACGATTAGATAGGAAATAAACCTACGTGCTTTGCTACGTATGGTATTTTCCGATAACGTGTTAGCAGCGTACTCAGCCAACTTCTCTGCAAGTTCAGTATTTAAAATCGCTTTTTCTTCCTGAGTAAACACAAGTTTATCCACCCCGTTTGCAACGGAATCAAAAACTTTATCTGCGCTTAACCCACCTTTAATAAACGGTATTTTCATATTGTTCTGTATTTAAGGTATGCTTTTTGTAAAGATAAATCGTAAGGCTCACGTCCTAAACGTTTAGCCAATTCCTGATAATTTGCACCATTATAGATTGATGCAACTTTATGCCAGTCATAATGACGTATAGCGTTTATTAAACGTTCGTCAGAACTGATAAAGAGCAAAACCTGAATCAACTGGTTTTGAAGGCTTGCTTTCGCTTCATCCCACATCTCACCAACGTTATCATATCCTAATCGCTCCCAATGGAATCCCATTATTTGGCCTATCCCAATGGACGTACTTTCCATCGCTGAATCCGGGCTTATCTTAAACGCTTCGTTAAAAGCTTTCCACTCTTCACGTTGAACGTCAACTTTGTTCACTGACCAGTTACCGGACGGAGCGTACGGTTCTTTTTTCCTGAACCATTTAGGCTCAAACTGTATCAATATTTTTTGCGTTAATGAGTCAAAACCTTTACCACCCGTTTCCACTTCCAGGAAAGCAAGAAACGTTGCCGGCTCTATTAATTGCTGTTCCTTTGCGAATTTGATAATATCTTTGTTCATTGTAACGTATCTTTAATTATAAACTCTTCTCCTCCACGTGTTACGATTTTAACGTCGTTTTGTTCCAAGCCTTGTTTTTTAAACAGGCTGTTTATGGTAAGTGTTATTTCACTCCAAAAAGAGTAAAGGAAAATTATGGCAACGGCATAAAACAACGTTTTATTAAAACCAAGTTTCACAATAGGGTTATCGTTTATCTTAGTTACGTCTGTCTTTATGTTATGCACATCGTTTTCATGCAACTTTTGCAGTCGGCCAACAGCTTCGTCAATTTTACGTTTAATGCTTTGACGTAGAAACGCTTCATCAGCGTACCTGTTTGCATCGATTTGGATTATTTGAGCACTCAGTTTTTCAAAGCTATCTAACATACGTTGATTAACTTCTTTCTGCTCCTGTATTGACTGTATTATAAAAACGTTTTGCTCTGCTAATTGAGCCAACTTTATTTTATCCGCTTCGCCCATAACCTGAAAAATTAAAATGTAGGCACGTTACATGTGCCTACGTTTAAAACCTACTCCAATCCTGAATACGTTCTTTCATCAATCACTTGTGCGATGGCCTCCTCTGGGGTCATACCACCGTCAACTAATTGTTCAGCACGTAACATTTCTTCCGGTGTAAAGTCAGCCGGTACTAAGAAATAAAAGTACGTTGGGTCTTGACCCTGATACGTTGGTATCGGGTTCGGTTGCCCCAGCGGGGGACTTAAAATGGCTTTCGCCTTCCTTCTTCCACTCATAGCATTTGGTTTATAATTAAACATTAAAGATACAAAGCTCGTTATCTGTCATAAGTAATACGTTAACAATATCGTCTACATATTGTTGCAACTGCTCGTTGTCTATTGGCAAGTAGTAGTTTTGGCCATCGAACGTGCAGAATTCAGGGTTTATGTACCTGTCTCCAATTTTTTGCGTTATTCCACCGGATGTCAAAACGTCGGATATACTTTGTTGTAACTTGTCACACTCTTCAAATGTTAACCAGCGTTCTTGTTTTTTTAATATTCTCATAATGTACCTCCAAATTCTCCTTTTGTCCACGGGGTGAATAATGTATCACCTACCACTTTACCAGTCAAATCATGTGAATTTTTTGTTATAAGCATGTCGTACAGATACCCGTTCAAACGCCTGTTCACACCTGACATTGCACCTAAAACAGGATGATACGTTGCGCCTGTTATTCGTTTATGGGCATCGTTTGAGCCACGGTCGTTTAATGCTTCTATAACTCCGTTTAAAGTTAGATAATACTTTCCGTTTGTTCTACCGAATCCTAAATGTACTTCTGTGTTCCGTGCTATCGCATTTACAGATTGCAAATAGATTAACGTTCCTGTTGTATTTGTTATTCCACCTCTTATTTTGTTTGTGGACTCAACTAAGTCAGCAAAGATTGCCAACGTTCCTGACTGTTCGTGATTTATAACACCCTGAACGTCATTACCTGAAACAGAAGCAATAGACTTAAACCACGTTCCGATAAAAAAGTTGCCCGTTCCAAAATAAAATTTATCCCAATCGCCTGTATCAGCGTTAAAACCATCTGTATAAAAAAAGTCAGATGTAGCAGACGAGCCACCGTTTACAAATTTTATATATGGCGTTTCAAATACCGGACGGTTGCCTATTGTGCCTTGATATAAACGTATTTCGTCTTTTGAGTACATCTCAGAAATAAGCTCACTACCATCCTTAACCATACCCGTTGTGAAAAGGTAAGTGAAGTAAAAGTAGTCTAACGCTTTTTTCTTACCTATTAAAGCGTTGTTATGTATTAACAGGCTCATGTTACACCTCCGCTTCTGAGCAAAGGATATGACGTTTTACCCCGTCATTCATTATGCTAATTTGGTACGTTCCTACTTCCAAAGTTAATATAAGCGAAGCAAAACGGCTATCGCTTGATATATGAGAAGCCGGGAACGTTATTGTTCGCGTTGCTCCTGTTACCTCAACAGGTATCCAAGCCGTTACAAGGTTTGAATCGTTTGAGTATAAAAAACCGATGTTTGCAGATATTACAACAGCACCACCGCCTGTCTTACGTGCTACTACTTCTTTTTTGCTATTACAATCCAACGTTAAGTTACCACCCGATACAGCCACTTCAATAGTTGCTCTACTTGTAAAAATATTTTCAAAGAAGGCTTTTAACGTTGCTAATGATAGCTTTCGTAAAGAGAAACCGTTAGCGGAAGAACGAATATCAAATTCATCTGTATCGACTAACTCAGTATGAGGGTCAGCGTCATGACCCATCTTAGTATAGTTAGCTAAAAACGTGTCTAAAGTATCATACTTAATATGATACTCTCCATCGCCTTCTAATTCAAACATCTCTAAACGTACGTTTGAATAATCAGATGGTTTATTTAAAGAAGGGTCAGATACTTTCATTTTTTACGTTGTTAAATAAGTGTTAAAGTCATCTTCTAAGTTAATAACAAAATCGTCTGTTAAATATTCGGTGTCTGCTACCTCCTGTAAAAACATATTACCCCACGATATAGCGTAACTAAGTTCTACAATATTTGTATTAAACCTACGTTTTCTTTTAGCTGTTTCGTTGTACAGCGTTACGGATAGCTCGAAGTATTGTTTCTCTACGTCAGGAGTCCACGTTTGACTTAGCTCAGTAGTATCTTCCCAAACGTTTGGTAACTCACTTAACCCTATGCGCTCAACAGTTGGTAACTGGTTAAGTACATCGTAAACAGCTTTTAAACTGCCGGATAAATCCAAGGTAACGTCAACTATTGTTTGATTCTCGTTTACGTAATGCTTACTCTCATTTGGAACAACGTTTGGTAAAACGTCATACTCTATGTACCCTGTGTAGTCAAACAGAGCCGGGAGCAAAGTTTCTCCCCAAAGTATAGAAGGTTCCAACGTTTCTAAGTCGGTACCAAATGGTGCTTTCACAAGCGTTTCATCAATGTAGATATCCAACGTTGCATCAAGTTCCATTCCTTGAAGGTTTGGAGTCCACGTTTGCCCAATATCGTCAACGTCGTCAAGGTCAGGAACATCAGCCAAACCTATACGCTCACCTACTGGTAACTGGTTAAGTAGTAACGGTAGTCCGTAAATAGAGCCAGCGTTGCTCAACGCAACGTCTAACGCTGTTTGGTTTTGGTTAACTTTCATACCTTGCTTTAAAAGATAAGTTACCTTCGTTAAACGTTATTTCAACGTCTTTACCACCATCTTGTTCAACGGCTCGTTTAGCTGCGCTGATAGAGGAGTTAACGTTCTTTGCCAAAATAAGTTTAGTTCCTAACTGTTCGCCTACTTCCGGTTTTGTCAACCTGCAAATTTGCGACATTGCAATTAACGTACAGTTTTGGCTTCCTATTTCAGCTTTTTTAAACGTACCGTCGTCACGTATTTCGATGTCATTGGTACTGAAGTTAAAATAAATTCCTTCCATCACTGTTTTATTTTTTCGTTTTCTACGTTCTCAAAATTCTCTTTATCCACGATGGTCGCTATTTGCGTTCTAAATAAGCTCCATAAAGACGCTCCACCATCACCAGGGTATGCTACAACAGATGGGTTATTTATTGCGTCAATTATTCCGTCAATCCGTGCAGTAACTTTATTTAGTTGCTCAACAAGTTCTAACGTCTTTGTTAGCCCTCCAAGCTGGCCACCGTTAAACGTCCACTCGTCATTGGTTACTTTTACTGAGGACTCTCCAACGGATAACGTTATTTCGTCAGACGTTTCGCTTTCAATTTCGTTACCGTCTGCATCTTTGTTTGGTGGTGTTATTTTCCACGTAAAAGACGTTTTGCCTCTCGTAAACGTTATGCTATCAACCTGAGAATGCGCTACGAAGTAGGGTGCTTCCTCAAACCCGTTTACGTAGGATATTAATGATAGCGAACCTACATTTGGCTTTATAACGATGGAACCAAAAGGTATGTTGGTACTATACAACGGCACGTTTATGCGTTTAGCCTCTCCGGCTAAAGCAACGGTTGCCTCTGTATCTGTTACCGATATTATATTAACGCTTACGGTGCTATTAGACTTTACAAGGTTGTAAATATCCATTCCAAACTTTTCACCTATCTGTTTAAGCAACGTATCGTAATTTTTCATAACATGAAAACTTTGTCTGTTATCTCTAATGTTTGGTAATACCCTTTATCGTCAGCGTCAAAGTCGTAACCAGTAACGTAGTATCCACCTGATAACTCTTCAAATACGGTGTCGGTGTACGTTACCCAGTCCATAATTTCTATCTTAGGGTAGAGCAAGAGTTTAATACGTCCACTGTTACGTTTACCTTTTAACATCTTTAACATGTCATCGGCAAACTTATTAATATCTTTTACGGTATTAAATACACAATGCATACGCACGGACTCTGTGTACGTTTTTTCAAACTCGCTATTCTCTTTTTGTGTCTTAGACGTTCCGAGGCCACCAGTTGCGGTGTAATGCCTTCCGTTTGCTAATATGCCTGTTACCTTAACTTCATAGTCAACAAAACGTCCATCAATCGGAACTAAATCCCTGTCTATTACGTTTGTTGTTGTTGACAACGCTACTAATGGCCGTGTGCTTTCAGTAACACCCACACCTATGAAAACTTTATAGTCGTTACCAACACCACCGTAAAGTACAAGTAACTGCATTAAACGTTGTATTGTGTCATATGGTGATGACCCTGCAAAGTTTTTCAAACTTAATGGTGTGGTCTTAGCTTGAACGTTTTTCTTGTCAAGTGAGTACGTTAGCTCAGGGATAGGCGTAGTAAAGCCTAAAAGCCTACGTTCTTCGTTAAAGCCTTTAACCGCTAACGGTATGCACTCTTCAACTATCTTTTGAACAGTTGCTTCTTCGTTCCACGCTTTCTCGATACTTCCGAAACGTAGTATAAACGAGTTATCTTGCAAATATATTTTAGCAGGGAACCCTTCAACAACGTGTTCAATAAACCCGCTAAACACTAAAACCTGGTCAAGGGATTTTATACGATTGTCAGACGTATCCCAATAGTCATACCATAAGTAAATATCTATTTTAGCACATGGCCGGATAATGTTACCTTTACTTGTTTGCAAGTTTTTACGTATACGTGCAGAGGCTCTGCCATCCGTTGAGTTTAGACCAAGCGCATACAACGGCAATTCCATAACCGCTGTATTGCCTAAGGTATGAGCGTTCGCTGAAATTTTCAACGATTCAAACTGCCCAATGTCAACTCCTTCAACGTAAACTTGATTTTTACAAATAAGATAATTAGTATTCATCGTAACGCTCTTTGGTCAAAAGTCAGTATGTTATCACCATATTTAATTTCACGTAACGTGAACTCGAACGTATAAACCCGGGAGCCTACCTTTGGTGAAAACTGGTAGCCAATCATTATAACGTAGTCCAGTCCGAACATATTCCTCAACGTATCATTTTCAACCCTGAACACTTTGTCAGATTCGTAAAGGTCTGTTAACATATCGGACAGCTTCGCAATTTTTGCTTCCTCAGCTTCACGTTTCATAAGTTGCAATGCACTTGCATTTTCATCAACGCTTATACGTAACGTACATTCTATCTCCTTAGCTTCTTTACGCGTTTGTTGCAGAATGTCGGGCCCGTCAACAAGTGAGGATTCATTTATACGTTTCTTAGCACGTGCACGATAAGACTGTGATAGAGGTAAATAATACTCGTCAAGTTTTATCGAAAACATTTGCGTAGTATCCCACCTGTTTACAACGGGTGAGGCTGATTCGGGTATCTGCTCTTTGGCAATATTAAAAACGTTTGCCTCTTTGCTTCTAAGGTCGTTTGTTACGGTAGTAGCGGGTTTTATTAACCCGACACCTATCCACGCTTTAGATAACGTTAGAACAACCGCTTCACCTGCTATTGCTACTAAATCTTGCGCAACAGTTGAAACGGTTGATACGCCGTTTAAAACTTGTTTAACTCCAGCGGCATCCGATACGTCCTGACCAAATTGTTCTGTGTTCGCTTGAACTTCGTTTAATAGTTGACCCATATTAGTACCACCTTGTTGACATTTTATTTGATGCTCCGAGTAACGCTTTTTGTATTGCAGCAGCAGTTAACGTTTCAATGTTGGTTGCAACAGCATCCACAGTTTCTTGAGGTGACGTCGCTTCCATAGTGTTATTCCATTCAACAATAGGCGCGTTGAAATGAATCTCTAAAGCACGTCTATCTTTATTGAAGCCAGTTAAATCCTCTCCCGCAACTCCTGTTTCTATTTTACCACCGGTAGCAGTAACGTCCATCATTTTTTTGATGTAGCTATCAACTACGTCAAACGCTTTACTTTCGATTAAATTATATGCAGCGTGAGAATAAGGGGCTGTTTTAAGCTCCGATTGTGTCATATTCCATATAGGTGTTCTATACGTGAATGTGGGGTCGCCACCACCCCAAGCAGCTATTTTGGCTACGCTCATCATCGGTGTGGTATATTTTGATGAATCTTGCAAATACGTAGACCAGTACGCTGAATTTGCCAAGCCTTTATTGTACCTATCTACGGGGCTCCAGCCGTCATCTCCGAAGTTTACTTTATTATACTCTTTACCTACACGTCCTGTGAATATGTTTTTCGGAACGTCCGTCCATGAATCGGTCATACGTGCCCATACATTAGCGTAGCTTTCTGCTTGACGTAACTTATACTTCCCCTCTATACTTGACATAAATGAAGAATCTGATACCATAGCGTTTCGCACACCCTCAATGTAGTTGTCTTGTGCCAGTGTTAATGACGTCTTGTCCTTATAATCGTTGAACATACCGGCATCTGCGGCTTTTTTTAACAGCGTTTCACGTATGCTATTATCGGCAAGAAAAGCGTCAACGGTTTTATCTCTTCCGACTTTCTCTCTTGCTACGTTACCAACACCCATGTCGAGCCCCAGTCTTTGGCCTACTGCATCAACTAATTTAATTAATTTAAGTATGAACGTGTCACCATTTTCACTGAACGAATCAAAAATGGCCTCTATACGTTTAACCAACAATTTAAAGTCATCGCTACCGGCTAATGTAGTCATTAATTTATTTACACCGTTTCCTGCCGAGCCAATTATACCTACACCGGACATTCCTACGAAACGCCAAAACGGGTTATTGCTTGCAATCTTAGCCCAAAAATCTTTAATAGCTAAGTCTATTTTACCACGTGCTTGCATACCAGCGTTTGATGCCATATCAAGCTCATAACGTTTTAAAACAGATATTAAATTATTTTTGTCCTTTAGGAAGTCACGTACATCTCCGCCCTCAATCCCCTTCTCTTCCATTATTTTTGCAGCGTACTTGCTAAGGATAGGCGCCTGGTTAAGAAGTTCACGTATATCCCTTATGTGAGGTACGGTTTGAACTAACAACTGTTGTATGTTAGTCATCACACGTTCAAAGGAAACACCACTTTGTTGTGATATTAAACCACCAACCTTTGTTAAACCAGTGGCTTCTCCAACGGTTATACGTCTGTTTGAGGCTCCTAACTTCATACCGGTTAACACGTTTATACTACTCAACGTAGTAGAACGGTCGAACCCGTATGCTCCTGAAATAAAATCAGCGTTTGACTGTGCACGTTCATAGTCAGCACCAAGAGCCATCTTTGCTTGATAACGTCTTGATATTAACTTTACTCCTTCCGCAAATGACTCAGATTGAAGCGCACGAATAGCCCCTAACATAACACCCCCGCCCAACGCAACGGGCGCAATCGTAGCCGCTGCAATTGACTTAGCCGCCACCTTAGTAGCTTTCATCATTAAAGACCCTGCGGTTGCTGCTACGCTTAAATTAGTGGCATTCATACCTAATATGTTCCCGTTTGCATCCGGTTGCATGATTGTTGACAAACGGCCACTAAACCCACCTATATTAAAGCTACTACCATATGATAAGATACGTGAGTGTTTGTGCCTCGTGTAGTGAGGTTGGTGCGGGTCACCTGCTGAACGTGGTACGTAATTAGATTGTCGAGTACCACCTGATGAACGTGGAACGCGAACGCTACCAACGCCTCTTGTAGCAGCGCCTACTAAACCAAGGTTTGCTGCCAACGCTTCTGCTGCTGTATTAGCAGCAATAAGGTCTTTCGTCAAACGCTTAATTTTTTGGTCTGCGTTACCTGCAAGATTAAGTATTATACGGTACTCTGACATATATTAAATTTCTTCTTTGTTTACAATGTTGATAACGAATTCCTCTAACTTGTCATCTTGTGCGTACGGTGCAAGTTCAAAGTTTCGTATAAGATGCAAAGACGTTTCGTACAAGTCGTCAACTAATGACGTTGGGTAATACCCTGTCTTTGCAACAATCTCGTTTATGTCTTTGTCAAGTAAATGAAACGGAACGTTACAATAATGAGAAACAAACACCTTTTTCATAAACGTATGGTCACGCTTCATTATCCTACGGATATTGCGTAGTGACCGTAACATACGTTTTGCCGGTGCTTGTTCCTCATCTTTCAAGCCTTCTATATCTCCGTCTTGATATGTCAGGCGTTCTCGAAAAAATTGTTTAAATCCAACGTTATCTTTTCCTTATGGAAAAGTGTTCTGCAAGCACGTAAATCGTTGTAGATTTTTGAAAACGTGCTTTTCGGGTCTTTTTCATCTGCTTCTGTATGTACTAAAAACTTTTTAACATACTCTTTTGCTGCCTCACTAACGTCTGAAAAAGGTGAAGGCGCACGGAATAACATATCGGAATAGTTATACGCAAACTTGACGTGGGCGTCGTTATACCTGTCAAAGTCCACAACTTGAACCGTTATATCCTCGGCTCCTTCCCCTTTTACCAAAACGTTTTTTAAATCTATCGTTGTCATGTTTATATTTTACAAAGTTATGATAACACATTTACACGTGTCAGACCCCCTGATAACACAGTTACACGTGTCAGACCCCTTGCACGGAATCTCCACGTTTTAATAGTTTCAGGGCTACGCCTTTGAACACCGTCAGACTCTTCAACGCCAGTACAGTTGCTGTACGTTTCAGTTGTAGCGGTAGCAGGAACGTCACGACGTTTACGCCATACTACTGTTATAGTAGCAGTTTCTACTATTTGACGTATGTGAGCGATTGAACCACTTGCTTCGGCTGCGGTAGCTGCTGCTAACGCATCTTTGATTGCCAACGCTTCTGCTGACTGCAAAGAGAAAGACAAGTCATACGTGTTCCCGCTGTTGTCAACAGCGATAGGTTCATCGGTTGAAATTGCACCAATGTCCTCCGTATTACCTGAAATAGTTGCAGAAAAATCAGAAGCGGTTAAGACTTTCAACATCACCATGTTGGGCAACGTCAAATACAAATCGACGTCACGGGCGGCTATTACTTTTTGCATATTCTTTCAATTATAAAGATGTAACGTAAAATACATAACCGTCAATCCAACGTAAAGTTGGGGATGGCAACACAGATAAAGATACTTTCCACGTTCTTGTAGATACCATATCGTTATCCTTAGCTGCCAACGTTACGTTAGCGTCTGAAATATCACCGGAAGTGATGTAAGGAACGATTACTTTACTACGAAGCTCGTTAAGTAACGCTTGCTTGTACGCTGCGTCAATATCGCCATCTTTATTAACCGGAATTTTGGTGTTAAGGTACGGTGTTAAGAAGTAGCGTAAATCATCCACAAGGGAAGCTAACGTTCTGCCCATCTCCAATGAGCTTAACGCTGTGGTGCTATCCTCGGCTGTTGCCCCATCATTGAGCCAAAGCCCGTTATACGGTGGCCTTGTACGTGCAAAGATGTACTGTTTTGTTCCAAACTCTTCGGCCTTCGCCAAAGTTAACTTAGCGCAAGGAGTGTTAACATACGTTGAAACTCCAGTCATGTCAACCATGTACATAGAGTCAGCAAACGCTGGTAACGAACCATCACCTATTGACGTACCTACTGATAGGGAAGCCATAAAACCACCAACCTTTCCAACGCAAGCCTCAGCGGATTGAATATCGGAAACAACCAAAACGCCAACCATCGGGGCTTCGTTTGTTGATAAATCAGGCAACGTGTACGAAGCAACATCACCACGTACACAATCACCAACGATTGCAACAGTGGTAAATCCTTCTTCATACAACGTGTCGATTGCCGTTTGTATTGCACTTACGGCTAACGGAGCACCTGCGAAAACGTTAAGCTGCGCTATTAAGATGTTACGTGGTCTGAATTCAAAGCCACTTAAAACAGTGGCACGTACAGCAGAAAGAATAACGGTGGTAGTTGTTATGGTAGTCATACCTACTAACCACAAAACGGTTCCGTTATTATTCAAACCTTTTTTGGGTGCGTAGAAGTCTTTTACTTGACGATACACTTTTGGGTTGTTGGCCTCAGTAATATCGAAAGCGTCCAAATCGGACAAACTCCTAAGCATAAAAGGTGTGTCTAACGTAAATGCAATGTCGCCAGTTGCTACGGCAACGGCTCCGGCTACGAAAAGAATCGAATTCGCATTTACGTTCGGGTTGCTTCCAAAAGAGGAATTCCCTACAACGATTTTAATGCCAGTTTTTGCCATTTACGTTACTTTGTTTCGGTTGTTTTTGTTTCTTCTTCAACGGTTTTAAGACCTAAAAGAACGTCAACTCCATCCTCAACTTTGGTGTCTGTTTTAACTTCTTCGGTCTTACGTTCAAACTTCTCTGTTTCAGTTTTTGCTGCAACAGGAATAACAGCGTCTTTGAAAAGTAAGTTAAAAACTTTTGGGTTCTTTGCATACATTTTCAATTTGTCATCGTTGACCATATCCTCGGTCAACGTAACGATACCTATGCTAAGGTTTTCGTCGTTTCGGATTGCGTTAACAGTCCGAACGGCTTCTTTAGCGTCGTTCTCGTTGATGAACATTTGACCGGTTGTTGTAACCGTCAACTTTTTGTACAAACGCAGTTTTTTGACAATTTCTGCGATTTGTGTTATTTCAAAATTCGCTTTTTGCATCGCTTTTAATTTAATTAGTTAATTAAGAAAGAACGTTCCGTCATAACAACGGAACGCTCTAAAAATATAAACAAAACAGACAGCTTAAACGCCAGGAACAATAACAGCAGCACCTTTACCGCCACTACGTGCAACGGTAACACCGGTTGACAACCAACCAGAAATCAACGTTCCATAGTTACGTGGGTCAGGAGCAACGCTTAATTCAATCGAACCAAAACCAGCAAGAACTTCGTTTTCAACAAACGCAACTCCAGCACCGATATGATTAACGGTTGTGGTTGCGGGAGTGATGTCGGTAAACGAACCGTCATCGGCAACGTTTTTGTCAGCGTACATCGCTGGGTCAAGTTCCATCAAACCACTGGTATTGTTGAAACGTGCAACAGGATTACGTGGGGTAATACGTGAAGCCGAGAAATCAATTTTCGAAGCAATGTTTGCGCTCAATTCACGCGTTAATTGGTTACGAACTTCCGAATCACTTGCCAACATGGAGTACACGTTAGCTGGAAGAACAACTTCGACACGTTTGCCATCTTCACCGAAGTTGTAGTTCTGCATTAAGAACTTACCTTCAAGGGTGATGATGTCGGCCAACGTGGGTTTTTTAATTGTCAACGTTGACAAAGGAGCCTCGATTGGGAACAGGCCGGCAGCCGAAACGGTGCTTCCAGTTGTACGTACAACTGATACTCCAGTTGTGTTAGCCACAACCTGTAAAACGTAAGTTGAAACGTCCTGCATCAATTGAGCCATTGCAGACTGAATACCTTTGGATTGTTTGTCGTACGACAAAATGGCAAGTTCAGAATGTTGGAACAGCACGGGTGACATCGCGAAAACTTTACGTGCAATAGTACGTTTGATGTCATCATATGTATAAACGGTTGCGTTCAACGGGGTATTGTTTCCAATATACGTTGGAGCAGCGATTGCGTCCTCGATGTAAATTGCACCCGCTTTATCACTCATTGGAACGAATGACAAGGAACGACGGAACGTGTCGTTTGCCAACAGTTTTTGGTAAAAAATCGAAAGGTACTTGATAACGCCCAAGTCAGCGGCAGCTAACGTTGCTGCGGTTGCATTTCCAGCGGCAGCTTCGATTAACAGTCCAAGCGCATTAACACGTTTACGGGTTATTGCATCTGTGTAATGCGTTACAGATGCTAACAAAACAACTTCTTTATCCTGCAACATAGACGTTGCAAGCAATTTAATGGTTTCAGCGTTTTCAGCTACACCATCAGTTTTGGGAGCACCTGACCTTAAAGCGGCACTCAACATTTGCAAACGTTTTTGAAAATCTACGTCTGCGTTAAGTTCACGGAAATTTTTCATCGTTATTTCATTTTTTGTTTGTTTGTTATTATTATCGAACCAAGAAAATCCTAATGGCATACCTTTGCGTTCTGCTTCCAAGCGTTCTGCTTCCAAGCGTTCTGCTTCCAAGCGTTCTGCTTCCAAGCGTTCTGCTTCCAAGCGTTCTGCTTCCAAGCGTTCTGCTTCCGGGTTAAAGCTCATAGTTAAGTAACGTACTTGCTCACCTTCTACTACTGGTATGTTTTCTTCTTGTACTTCTGCTTCCGTTAAAATACGTGCATCAAGGTTTGCCGGGAAACGAACCAAAGATACTTCACGTATGTAATACTTTTCAGGAACGTAAACCTCAGCTTCGACTTTCTTTCCACCAACGGCATAACCACCAATGGAAACGTAAGGTAAGAAGCCTTGTGTGTATTTTTCAAACGCAATATCTGCGTCCTCTACACGTTCCATGAAAACCAACTTGCCGGCCCAACCAGCCTCTGTACGTACACGGTCTTCCACACGTCCGACTACTACCCCACGATGACCTTCATCCTTTCGGTCGTAAAGTAAAACGGGATTTTGGTCGAACATTGACCAATCAATAATGTCAGGACGTACTTGATTATTGTTTTGGTCAACACGTCCGGTTGTAAGTTGTTGTAATTTGTCTATTTTCCTCATGGTAAATTTGATGTATTAACGTTATTATTTATTTCCACAGCGTCTAAATTAGCATCGCTAACGTAGTCAGCCGGGAACCTGTTAAACTCAACGGAACATTCATAAATTATTTTCTGAACGTCGACGGTAACTGCTTGAGCACCCTTCGAGCCGTACGTTACGTCTGACTCTATTCTGTCAAATTGCATCTGCAAATCAACCGTTTGTTTTATAGTGTCAAGCAAAGTTGTGTTCTCAATGCAACGTATAACTTCATCCGAAATATCAAGCATCTTTGCTTGAAGTCCGTTATCTTTCGTAAACGTAAAATTCGTAACAACGTTTAAAACCCAAAGTTGAACGCTGTAATACTGCCTAATACCACCACCTATAAACGTGTTTCCCTCACCGTCCACACCTATTATATGTATTACAATAGCGGGTAAAGGAGTATTTATTACAGCACTATCCCCTTCAATGGCTCTAATCGGCTCAATATTGGCCAGTTTTAAGGGTTCGTAGGCTTTTAAAGCCTTTGCAATCCCATCTTGTAAATATCCTATCATAACCAACCATTTAAGCGTAGTTTCTTTCTTAATAGTGTTGCAGGCATCTTTAACACTTTTTTAGATGGGTTCATAAACGGACGTGCAGTTATGTTCCCACCAGTAAAAACAACACGTGCACCGCTACGTATGTAAGGCTCTTTTATTGCTGCACGCTTGCTACCGCTTACACCCTCGTTGTGGTCTTTAGCGTATTTAACTCTGTTAGACGCTACAACGTTCCCATCAACCACTTTGACCTTTACGTTACGTAAAAGTTTGCCAGTCCGGTGTAATTTGTTGTATGATAAATATGGCTCTATATTACCGTGGTGCTTTAAACCTTTACCGAAGGCCACGCCATATCTATCAGCCCAACGTTGACCCGTCGCCGGGTCTGCCTGAGCCAAAAACGCGTTTTGCGATTCCCATAACCATGCTTGTGATACTTCTTTTGGTATCTTTTTGGTCACGTAAACCTCTAAGTTCTTCATTTCGTTTATCAACGTTTTTAGCGTTTTCATACCCAACTACGTCATTTACGCTCAAACCTGCCTTCTTAATAAAATCACCAGTAGGTATGAGCTTTAATTTGTTAAAGAACTCTGTAAACGTTTCAATGTCACCAATATCAATATGCGATATAGGTTGCATTTCAAACGTTGCATACTCTAAACGTGGTTGCTTTAATAAATACGCTAACTTAACTTTGTTTTCTTTCCGGTTCAACCAGTTTTGAACGTCCAAAGCGTCCGTTTCACAAATATCATGGAACCCTTTTAAGTGAGCACGTACCAAACGTTCAGAGTTTGTATTTTTTGCGCTCTTCATCAAAAGAGAAGAACCAAGTATAAGCAGTGAAATATTTTCCATAAGAGAATCAATATTCTCTTTAAATATCCTAAACGTATCTGCCGAAGCACCACCGTAAACGTTCTCCAACTCAAGGTTCTTAACCTCTGTACCGGTGTCGTCAGTCGTTCTACCTGCAACGATTACCTCACCTAACCCAACACGTGCAGCAGCAGCCTCAGCATCCTCTTGCATTTTAGGGTCACCGTTCTCATAATACATAATCATTTGCTGATATGCTAAGAACTGAGAAGCGGTTTGCCAGTTATTTTGTGCGTTTACTGCATTTATATAATCACGACAAATAGGTTCTAAAAGCCCTAACGTATCCTCCGACTGATAAGAGGTCTGTATCCAAAACAAATTAACGTGCTTCTCAACACGATGCTCTCCCATCGTATCGTACGTTGCACCTTTTATAGCTTTGTTAACAACGTCAATATTCCTCAACGGATAAATGAACGTATCACCGTTCTTGTCCACACCGATAACACGGGCGTAGGTGAAATTCGCCAAACCTTTTTGGTAGATTAATTCACGCACCAATGAGTTAGTTTGTACAAGTTTGGTTAACGCTTCATCCTCTTTGCCATTGACCAACACCCTGAAAGGTCTGTGTTGCAACGGTCGTAAACGTTTCTCGATGGCCGCACGTATCAACGTGCTACTTTTCATCACGTAGCTGTAAAGCGCGTCCAGTCCGGTAAAGTCCGAGTACAAACGAGCACGTTGTACTGCACTCCACCACGTGTCCATATTCAGGTCAAACGAGTAGTTGTTTGGCAGTATAACGTTTTTTGCTCCACGTACACCGGACTCAAAAAACATATTATATGGGTTTATCATGGTGTATTGCCTGTTTTCGTTAATGAAACAACGGTCATCCTAACGTCAGGGTCGCCAGCAACAGCGTCTTTCCCGAAGTTACGTGAACCACGTTTAAGCCCACTTAACAACGTGTGAAGTTGCCTGTTGTGCATGTCTATAACGTCAGAGTATTGTGGTGACGATGCAAGTATGAACGTTACTGTGGATAAACACAACGCTAACCGAAGTGTCAGGGCTGTTGAGGTTGTGCCTCCCGTTTCTACCATTGTGTCAACGTCAAACATAGCGCCAACGTAAGACTGAACATAAGCCAACGCGTTATTATACGCTGTTATAACAACATCAGGGTACATTGACTTCAATAACTCCAACGTTGCTGGCTGTATGAACTGGTATAACTGCGATTCTGGAAACGCAAGACTTTGCGGCATCCATTTGTCAACAAGTAACGAGTACTCAATCATCGAAGCGTACATTATAACAACGGCCTCCGCATCAGCTTCCAACGTTTCCGTCTTTGCGTACAGATAAATCGTCTCCTCGTCAACTCCATCGTCATCAACGTCAGGCGTAACAACGGTGCGTGTTACGCTAACAGTCCATGACCCGGTATTGTCAACAGACGTAAAAACCCAGCCTATTGCTTCTAACTCCGCTCTTGTGTACATACGTTTTAATTATGATGGATAAAACCGGGAACTATGAAGCGTATCGGTGCTTCACTACGTTTACGTGAACGCCCCATCTTACCTTTTAGGTACGTGTCAGCCCGCATAATAGCGTCCGGTATATCGTCTTTTATTAACTTATTGTTTTTACGTGTAAACTTCAATATCTGCACCTGAGTTTCACGTCCACGCTCAGTATCCCTGAACGCTTTATTGAAAAAGATTGTGCCAGACTCGAACAACGGTTGTAAAAATATCTCAATCGAACCCTTCTTGTCGTGAAACAAACGTTTGTCTTTATGGATAGGCACTGCCCAGTTTGTCATCGCTGTAAACGTTACAAGCACCTGGTCAAAGTCCGATGGCACCTGTTTGTTCTCCATAACGATTTGCGTTATGCTTTGGTTCGGTGAGGCGTCCCACAACTGTTTAATAGAACGTAACATGTCCATAGTTGAACCACGAATCGGAATTACGTCCAAAACGTACGTCTTTTTATCGAACAGACCTACAAGAACGCTTGCTTTAAAGTCAGCCCATTTGCTGTACTCTTTGCCAGTCAACGGGGTTGGGTCTGTGTAAACGACCAACCTCTCCCAGTCCATACTACGTGGAAGGTTTGTCGTCCACTCCATCTTTTTAAACACCTCTCCCGTTTCCGTGTCTTGAAACTGTCCAAGATAAAAACGTTCGTAGTTCGAACCAGTCATCTGCGACAAGTTCTTTATATACTTCTCCCCAAGGTTCTCTACGTTGTCCTGTGGGTTCATTATAATCGCGTACATCGCTTCACGCTCTTCATCCGGTAAAGGCGTTCCGTCCTCACGTGTAAACTCAAAAAAGCGTTTATAGCTCCAGTGATTGATAGACGGTGGGTTCTCAGTGAGCAACAGCACATTCAACGTATCTTTAACGTGATATCTCAAACGTGTTATCAGCTTCTCGACTATCTCGTAGTCCATCTCTGAAATCTCCTCAAGCAGAACGTGCAACCAAGACGGTGAAAGTATTTTGTCCGAGCCACTCTCCGACTGGTCACGTGCCGACACTCCGGCGAAGCGTACATACCCGCCCGTTGCGAAGTCCAACTTTGTACGTTTGTCCGTCAACTTCGCAAACTTCAACCCGTCAATAGACCACGCTTCCCACCTCTCTTGTTTGTTTGCTTTGGCAATACGTTGGAGGATAGCGGGAACTATCTGGTCAAGCATACCTTGTGTTAAATCAACCATCTTATCACGAGCGATTAGGCAGGGCGCCTTATGACGTAGCGTGTCACGTATCACCTTATACGCTGCTACGAATGACTTGCCACTCCCGCTACCTCCAACAGCGAGAAACTTATCGTATTGCCCACTGTCAAGTAAGTATAGTGCTTCACGTTGTTTTATAGTTAGAGGTATCCACGTTGTTAAACCGTTTGGGTCAACATCCCAACATTTGTTACTTTTACGTTGAGCCTCCGTTTCTTTCGGGCCAATCTCCTCCATAGAATCCCAAGCCTTAATAAGGGCTTGCAACGCTTGTAACTCCGATATTATCGTATCAGGGTCGGTACGTTTCACCGCTCCGTCGGAACGTTTTCCGTTCTCCTCCGGGCTGAGCACTTTTGCCGTTATCTCGTCTAAACGCACCTTTATGCGGGAATCTGCAATCGGAGTTGCGTCTAACAGCTTATGCGTTTTTGCTAACTCTTGAAAAACTTTAAGCCTCACCGTAAGATACTCCCCAACGTCTGAATCTAAATCTCTACACGTTAGGACTGCGAACGTTAGTTCCTCTAATTTGCCCTTTATATGCTCCATCCTACGAAATTACCCACATACGTATGTCGTCACTCTGCCTCAAACTGGATACTTGTGACGCGATACGGCGAGACAGCGGAAGAAAGGTCGGTCAGCGCCGCACCCGGTGCCGCCTGTTTGCGTTTCGTTGTAACGTTGAATCATTGACTATCTAAATCACTGTTTAGCAACGTCTTATAAAGCGGCTAAACGTTACGTTGTATCGTATGAATAAACGTTTCGTTGTAACGTATGAACATACAAAACAACAAACAGAATCTTTGTTCAACGTTCCAGCGTTCCAGCGTTCCAGCGTTCCAGCGTTCCA